TAACGAACGTAAATAAATATATTCATTTTCTTGAATCCAATCCGATGTAACTGTTAGATTTTGAGTTACTATGTTTTGGCGGTCGTATAGCTGGCGATCGTACGCCGTAAATATTGAGGAGGTCCCGTTAAATAAAACCCGTTTAAACTGTTTACGCTCGACGTTATCCGTTATTTCGCTTTTCTTTATAAAATTGAAATAATCCCATCCGCCGCGAGAATTAACCCAAGCTAAACGAACGTTATCGTAACGGCAATCGTATTGTCCATAATATTCGGCGTTATAAAAGTAATATCTAACGCTCGCTTGAGTACCCGCGCCCGCAAAGCATTGGACGGTATAATAACGCCAACCTGGGCTCGAGGTCGGGTCGGGCATAGTTGGAACGATGCTATTTTTTAGATTCTGAGGCCCGCAAGGAATCCCCTCCAAAGGATTACCCGCAAATAAAACGTCGGTCGATGTAACCGAACCCGTCGAGCTTACGAGCGTAACGCGGTAACGGTCCGCCGTAGTGGGGGACAAATAAACGTTATCGCCTGGGACCATCAATAAACCGTAATCGCTATCGAGCGTCGGAATAAAAACTTGCCCAGCGGTTAACACTATCCCCATACTTTCCGCCAGCGGCCAAACGTGAGTATTTGTTTTACGATCGCTCATGGCGTAGGCGTTGGAACTATTGAGCGAAAATCTAATATTAAAATTCGAGCTCCCGAAAACGTTGGGGCGAAATCCATCCGTTGGCTGATAATAGGCATTAAAAACCGCCGTCGATGTCGTTTCGTCTACGCCCTCGTTTTGAGTGAGCACCCCGTCCACGATCCACCATTCAGAAAAAACTAATTCGTAAAGGTTCCACCCGTTGCCAATGGTTTCCGTATATGTCGAAGCTGTTGAAATATGGACGTTGGTCCCTTCATTATTGTGAAGATTAACGAGCGGGCTTAAGTCGAAATAAATATGGCCGTCGGGGCTGGGTTGTAAATAGAAAAAATAAACCTTTCCCGTAGCGGTATCGGTTACCTCAATACCAAATCGAAACCCAGCGTTCCCGCTATTGGTGCTCGTTAAATCATATATGAGTTTTTGCCCCCTGGGCGTCCAATCGTAAGGTTGTTCGTTTATCGTTAGCGCCATTTTTATTTAATGTATTTATCGGCTTTTAAACGGGCCTGTTTAAATATCTCGTTTCTATAAAATAAACGGAATTCTTTACCGCTTTTACGGAATTCATCTTGGAACGCGTCGCGCATATAATCAATACCAACTATTCCACGGGTACCGATTCGGCGCGCCATTCTCGCAGCTTCCCAAAGTCTCGTTTTTTGGTTGTCTGATTTAAACAGGCTTTTGGCTTTCATCCAATCGTAAATTGGCGAAACGGGCGGCCACGTTTTCGGGTCGTTATTTGGACGGCGTCCCTTTTCGATTACGTCGGCGTAGTTGCGCGTTGGATCGTTTGGTTTAACTCCAAACCATTGGAGAATCTGAGGCCCTCGTTTAAAATAACCCCAGGTCAAAGCGGCTAACAAATTACCACGATAAACGCGGTTAACCGACCGCCCGCGAATGGTTCGTTTCTTTCTTAAGTTAGCCTGAGCGCGTTTAATCACTCGCGCCCCGAACTCATCTAAAACAGGCCGATATGTTTCGAGTTTTGCCATTATAATACCTCCGAATATTCGAGCACGCTTCCCGCCCTTATTGTCATTTGTCCCGCCGTGTTGCATCTAAAACGTATCGTCCAAGTTCCCGAGGCTGTTACCCTAAAAATACCGTCGGCGGTAACTATCCCGTTATTTGTCATTACTACGTTAGTGCCCGTGTCGTATGCAACTTGGTTGCTAATCGTGTTGGCCGTCGCCGTTGTGGTGGCAGTAAATCGCGCATTATTTAAACTTGTCGATGGGCCGTTACTGCTAAAAATGGAGGTGCCCGTTGTTACGCCGAATGAAATCGTCGCCCTCCATTTATACGTCTTATTCGCCGTAACCGCAAAGCTCAGCCCCGTAACGTCCTCGAATCCCGTTCCAACGTTTACCACGTTTGAGCCCAACACGACCGAAATATCCGTACCGACGGAAAGGTCGGTTTTCAGTTGGGCGAGCGTTAACGCGCTAACCGTATTATCCGCGTTTATTCTCAAATAACGAACGTCGCTAGGGTTTGGTAACGTTGCGAGGTTAGTTCCGACAGTAGTTAAACCGATTGAATTTTGTTTACTGTTAAACGTGGTCCAATCCGCACTCGAAAGCGCGCCCCGATTTGCCGCCGAGGCCGTGGGTAAATTAAAAGTGTGAGTCGAACCTGCCGAGCTAATCGCGAAATCGGTTCCCGCCGTACCCGTGGCGAGGTTTTGCACCTGGGCCGTAATGCCATTAATCGCGTTTACGCCCGTGCTCAGCGTCGTTATAACTTGCGACAAATGATTATCCTCGGTATGTAAAACGATAGTCCGTCCTGAGGTCGTTACGAAAACTCTTAAAGCCAACCTATCAGTTAACGCCATAACCGTCGGAGGTACCGCGAGAGCCGTAAAATAGGCGTCTATTATCGTCCCTTGAGTAATCCCCTCAGGCGTTGCCACGTCGGTAGCCAATAGCGTAAACGTGGCGCCGTCGTATTTATATAATTCGACGTAGAATGAAGGCGAGCCGCCACCCGAGGACGCACTAAAATAAAGTTCTAAATTGAAATTACCGCCAGGAATTAACAATACATTGGGGTCGTTTGCATCCGTAATAAATTGAGCGATTAAGCCGTTACCCGCCGCGTTAGTTCGCGTGAAATCCGTCCCCGCTCCAAACACGGCCGTTTTGCTCATTTGGTAATAAGTGGACCCGCCAATTACGCCCTGGTTAATTGAGCCGTTTAAATAATAACTAACCGACGAACCTCCGCCGCTTGAGGTTGGAAAGTTGGCGAGTTGCCCGTCGCCCCGTACGTATTGAGTAGCAAGCCCCGCCCCCGTTACCGCCAGCGTTCCCGCCGTGGTCACAGGTGAGCCCGTAACCGTAAACGCCGACGGCATGGTTAACCCTACCGAGGTAACCGAACCCCCGCCACCCCCGCCCACCGTGGTAAATTCAACCTCACCCGTCGCGGCGTTACTGAGGGTTAGCACTTGGCCAACCGTTGCCACCGCGTCGTTAACGTTCGGGGTTTTTAGACGGGCCGAATTTGGGAATAAGGTTAACGAGGTTTCATTGGCTGAGCTCGATTCGCTGGCGGCTATTGTCGCTTTTTGAGTATCAACTAAAACTTGCGTTTGAGTCGTTCCCGTTACTTTGCTCATAGTAACCGACGCGCTATCGATACCCAGCGAGGCGTCCGAATTTACGTTAATGTCAAGTTTGGAAGTTGAGTTAACAGTAAAATTAGAAGTCCCGTCGATAGTTAACCCGAACGTGTTGGCGTCGATAGTATTGTCCGCCGTTAAAACGGGGTCGGTCGTTATCACATCTTGAAGGCCTTGAGCCGTTGGAATGCTGGGGAACGTTTGAAGCGCTCCCGTTCCGTCGATGTAATCCCCCGAGGTTCCCGCGCCCGTAATTGCCAAAGTACCCGCCCCCGTTATTGGCGATCCACTAACCGCGAAAGCCGACGGGACCGTTAACGCCACGCTCGTAACCGTTCCACCCCCACCGCCACCCCCTGAGGAGTTTATTGTAACGGTTCCGTTTCCGTTATCGACTATCGTAACGTTGGTCCCTTGTTGTAAGTTAAGTAAACTTTGCAGCCCGTTATTTACGCCGTTAGTTTGTAATGTAATCCCAACCGCCACGCCCTCACCGCCCGAGCCTGAGCCGCCAATCGTAAAGTCGGCGGGTATATCGCACGCGCTCCAATCCCATGGAACCGACAGAGTCAATTGAAGGTTAACGCCGACCAACGTATGAGAAAACTCATTTATAAAAACCTCGATGTTAGCGCCCCCATCCAATTCCACGTAAGGCCCAAAAACGATTTGGCCGTTTTGCACCTCGGCGAGTAAATCCTCCGCCAGCTTAATGCAGTCGCTTATACATTCGCGTTGGTATTCGGTCGGCGTCTCTTTATCCCTCGGAAGGTCGGCGAAGATTATAACAAACGAATAAAGGCGCGTTCCCTGGCGCGGTTCAACCTCGACGGGTAGGACGTGCATCCAAGGGAACTCGACGTCCTTTTCAATATCGATATTGGACAAATCGCCGTGGCTAAATCCCTTAATTAAAAAATGGGCCTCGGCAAAGGCTCGGAACCTATCAATTAAAACGTTGTAACTTATTTGCGGAATCATTTTCTAAACGTTGTTTTCATTATTCTCGTTTGCTCAGAACTAAAGTCCCTCATGTAACTCAGGTGAGTAAAAATCGCCGTCGCTGGCGTATCTAAAACCAATTCATGTTTGGTTAAATCATTTCCCGAAATCGACTCGAGGATATGATACCAACCGTAGCGCGCTAATCCTGAGGGCGTGTAATCGTTGTCAGCTCCGTCACTATCAGGCGGTCCAAAGAGTCCAATGAATTGTTGACTAATTCGGCGCCGATACTCGAAAAAAAAAGCAAGCCCCCTTGTATACGATCCATGGTTAACGCGTTAATCGCATGCATGTATTTTTTGACATTGGCCGAATCATATTTAACGAGGTTGTAATAGTCCCCAACCTGTTCCGAAATGGGGCGGTAAATTATCGCCGCCAGCTGAGGGAGGTTCGTGTAATCCGTACCGCCGTTAGTTAACCAAATCGATTTCGAAAGTTGATCGAGATCCACGTGCTCGCGAAACGTCATGTTATTAATATCAGGAATAAACCCGAGCTTAATTCCGTCGACGGTTACGGTGGGCGTGTGGGTATCTTTCCCCGTCATGCAAGCGGTCGTAAATAAGTCGATTACCGTTTGCACCGTTTCAGCCTTTAACCCCTCGCAGTATTCGCGGCTTTTGTTAATGGCGACCATGGCGCGCTCGGTATCGTCCGAGGCCGTCTCGAAATCTACGAACCGCTTGAGGGTTATTTGGTCGGCGCTGACGGGAATATAAAGTTTCATATATTGGCGCTTATTGTTATTATGGGTTGGTTATCCGCCCCCGTGAGTTCCTGGCGTTCGATGTAACCCCGTTTTTTACCTTTGGTTTTCATGTAAAAAATAGTCGCGGCCGTATCCCCTTTCGCTATTAAGTTGTGAAGTTTACTCTCGGCGAAATCTAAAACCATGTCGTCCACGTTATCCACCGCCTCTCGATAGCCCGCGTCATTCTTAAGCCAGTAGTAATGTATCTCGCGGCTCATACCAACCGCGGCGGCCGCTTTGGTCACGATACCCAAGTTAGCCTCAAGCGCCTCGAGAAAGGCCCTTTTTTTGTTGTTAAAACTAGCGTAGTCAATCTCGTTTTTTTCCATAGCTTAAAAATCAATTTTTCCCGTAAATATTGGTATTCCACCGACGACGAAAACGCATTTTTAGTTTTCATTTTGGGCCCTTTCGGCTTGGTATTGGCAAACCGCGTAACGCTGGGCAGCATCGGGGAACTCCTTAATACTTTTAATGTCAGCCATACACCGCCCAATGAATTCATGGCGGTCCTCGTTAGGTTGTCGCGTTGGGAGTGGCATGGTTACTTGCTTTTTTTTTGTTTAGTGTTTCGAATGGAGAATAACTCTATTAACTCTCCTTTGATTCGTGCCCATAGGGCCTTTATTTTAGCTTTCATGCAATAGTAACGGAATAACCTTCGACTTTTGCCCGAAAACGTCCCTACTCCTCGAAATCGCCCTCGCTTATTTCGCTTTTCAGCCAGCTAATGAGGTCCGACCCTCGGCACGAAACGCAACCGACGCGGCTACCCGTCATCTTATAAACCCATTCCCCAAGGTCCCGAACCGTTTGGCCTGTTATGGATCCCTGAGTCGGTAGCCCCGAAATGAAGGCCCGTAAAAGTTCCGTTTCTTCATCCGAGAGGCGATACCGCCCCCATTTATTAATTGGACAACGGTATAACGAGTATTTCGTTTTGCGCGGCATATAACAGCCACAAAGCCGCGTTTTGCGTCGGTAATGGGTTATTTGGTTATTCTCCTCGGCCTCGGCTAAATCCTCGGGGCTGAGCTTGTTTCCTATTATGATGGTTCCGCAACTTAACGTCGAGGGCCTGAAATGCTTACAGGCCGTGCACGTCGCTAAACGTTGGGCCCGAATTGTTGGGGGGACGGTGAACATTTTTCCTAATTCGTGTTAATGCGTTTTCGACTAATTTATAAAGGGTTTTTATCGGTATTCCTGTTTTCGCGCTGGCGTCCTTATAACTAAAATCAGGGAGAGCGTATAACCTCAAAACGACGGCGTCCATTTGTGGCATAAGTGAAATATAGGCGTCGACGTATTCGTTATTTAAGCGCGATCCAAGCCACGGGGCTAATGGCTCCTCAAGATGCTTAACGCTATTTTCGTCCCAATTCCTCAGGAACTTACTAAATTTTACATGGTAGCGGCTCGAGCGGTCGATAGCCATTAAGAACAAAGCGCGGTTAACGTAAAATTCGAGGGTTCCTTCATTCGCCAGGCGCTCGGCCTTCTCGCGTTGGTTTTCGAGTATCTTTAAAAGGGTTTCTGATAACAGGTCGTCGCCGCGGTGGGGGTCGCTCATTAGTCCCCTTGCATATCTGAGCCATTTGGGATAGAGTCGAGCCGTTTCGGTTTCCAAAGTTTTCACCCCGTTTTGAATGTAGCAAAAAATCAACTATTTTTGCAGCCGTAAATATAAACTAAATTACAACACTATGACGTTTAATGAAATATCGGGGTTATTCCTAACCCACCTCAGCGCGGCCGTCCTCGGCTTTGCCTTTGGGCACTATCGCGGCTGGCTATCTGAGTACAAACACCATGAGCAAAAGGAGGCCGAAAATGAGTAAACAAACAGCGGTGCAATGGCTAATTGATAAACTTATGGATGACGGTGTGGGTATTAACAAAGCGATTCGTGAACATGCCTTAAACCTTGAAGAAAGACAAAGCAACGCTGAATGGCAAGAGGGCAACACATGGGCGTATAATAACATTAAGTGGTGCTTTGAAAATGGCTTTAAAGGAATTTCGAAAGAACAAATGGACGAATGGTATGAGCAATATATTTTAAGCAAAGAAGGAGGCCGAAAATGACTGAGCTAAAATATACCGCGCTGGCCTTTGCGATTTTTTACGGAATCGTTAGCGTCGTTGCGTTCGCCTTAGTCCTTAGATTTTTTTATAAAAACTTTAAAAAATGGCTATGAATAAAGAACCCGAAAACCAAACCCCGATTAACGAATGGGTTGAAAAAACCCGAAAAAAGTTAAACTCTAACCCCCTGAGCCTTTCGGCTATGGCTTACCGTGAATTCATAAACGAAAGCCCCGAGTTGATAGTTAAGGAAGCTCAATTAATTCGCGAAGCGTATCTCCAGGGGTACCGCGCCGCGTTTGAAGATTTAAAAAGCCATTATGAGACGAAAGGAGATGAGCCTGTTATCGCGTGAGGAGCTCCGCCATTTGCGTTGGCAGTTTTTGGCCACCATACCGAAAACCGAACTCGAAAGCTGGCGCCTTAATTTAAACCTGAAGCGCGTAAACGCTGAATTAGCCGTAAGGGCTAAAAAAATAGTAAAAAAATGAATCCCGAGAAACTTCATACCCTAATTTCCGAAACGTTTGGAACCCGAAACGAATTCGCCCTCAAAATGAAGGTTAGCCGTTGGACGGCCTACCGTTGGCTCGATAACCCCGAAAGGATGGATTTAAAGGCCCTTAAACGCCTCGCGAAGCTAACGGGGAAACCCTTAACCGAACTCGTTTAAATGGTTACGTTTTTACCCAAGCAAATCGAATGTCTAAACGCCCTCGGGTTAGATTCCCCCGCTGAGGTCGTTTTATTCGGCGGGGCCGCTGGCGGGGCTAAATCGTTCACGGGTTGCGCGTGGCAAATTCAGCGGCGTTTAAAGTACCCAGGAACTCGCGGGCTCATTGGACGGTCCAAACTTGACACCCTGAAAAAAACGACGTTAAAAACGTTTTTCGAGGTCGCTCAGCTATTCGGGCTCCGAGCGAATGAGCATTACCAATTTAACGCACAGTCGAACGTCATAACGTTTTACAATGGCTCGGAGATTATTCTAAAAGATTTATTTTCGTACCCGTCCGACCCCTCATTTGATTCGCTTGGATCGCTTGAAATTAGCGACGCATTTATCGACGAATGTAGCCAGGTGAGTAAAAAGGCCGTCGACATCGTTAGGAGCCGTATCCGATATAAACTCACTCAGTATAATTTAAGCCCGAAAACCTTGCTAACGTGTAACCCGTCGAAAGGTTGGCTTTATAATGAAATTTACGCCCCGTGGCGGGCTCAGAACCTCCCTGAGTTTATTTCCTTTATACCGTCCCGCGTTACTGATAACCCCCACCTCCCCGCCACTTATGCGGAAACGCTGGCGAGGTTGCCCGAAATCGACCGTAAACGATTATTAGAAGGCGATTGGGATTACGACGAAACGGCCGACGCCCTTTTTATTACCGACGACATCCTGAGGGCTTTTCGCGATCCTCAAACCGACGGGGAACTGTATATAACGGCCGACGTTGCGCGGCTTGGAAAGGATAGGACCGTTATCGCCCTTTGGCGTGGATTGTCACTTATTCATATAACCGAACTCAGAAAAAAGAAAATCGACGAAACCGCCGCCGTTATTCGCGCAATGGCGGACCATCACAAAGTTAAACTCTCGAACGTCCTGGCTGACGCTGACGGGTTGGGCGCTGGCTTGGTGGACGTTTTAAAGTGCCGCGAGTTTCGTAACGGTTCCCGAGCAACTAAGCCCGAACGGTTCGTTAACCTCAAGGCCGAATGCTTTTTTAAGCTGGCTGAGTTTATCGAGCTCAATAGAATGGTATTCCCCCAGGGCCACCGCGACACGATCGTAAAGGAACTCGATTTAATCCGCCGCAAAAACCCCGACGGGGACGGAAAGCTCGCAGTAACAGGAAAGGAGGAGATCCAACGAACTCACGGTATGAGCCCCGATTACGCCGACGCGATCGCGATGCGTATGTTTTTCGAGTTATTCCCCAATTACGGGCGCTATTCATATGCCTAAAAACATTCTGAAACCCGCGCCAATCGCGGCGTTAACATTTTTTAACAAATGATTTTTGGATGTAGCAAAAAAGCAACATTACATTTGTCAAACAATTAAAAAACGAACCCCATGAAACAAATTAACCACGGCGATTACATGAAAAAAGTTAAGACATTAAACGAGGAATCATTACGCTACATTATCAAAGATTGCCAGGAAGCTATTAACGCTATGCCTAACGGCGAAAAGGCGGGCTATTACGCTGACGAAATTCATTACTGTGCAATGGAGCTCAGCCGCCGAGCATCGACCAAATAAATAACCCCAGGGGCGCGGCTGGCTAACGCGCATTTTTTAAACGCAACCCCTTAAAATTAGCACCCCATGACACAATTAGAAAGAATCAAACAGGAATACCCCGAGATGCAAATCGGAATGGGCCGCCACGGTTATGTTATTCATAATTTCGACGAACTCCCGTTTAACGTGGCTTATGGTATGAATGAGGACGCCTTTATTATTGAGGTATTGAATAAAATGTAACCCCTTAAACCCTTATAACATGTATCAGATTATTATAACCCACCTTCAAAACAATACGGCCCAGGTTCTCGAATTTCCAAAGCTCGGGCAATGCCTTAACTCATTCCGCGAAATATGCGACTCTAAGGGCTACGCCTATGATTGGGCCGAAGAGCTCCCAAGCGCTGGCGGTATTGGTCACGATTACCGAATTGAAGTTTACGTTAATATTTAAAACCCCTTAAAACCCTTTTTATCATGAAAACCATGACAATTGAACTCGAACGCCCCGCGACTATTGAAGTTATCGAATTCGAACTCCCGTATTTTGCAAAGCATCTTAATTGCTATTATGCCGTAATTGACCCGCTCGAGGCCTTGCGCGTGATTAATTTTAGTAATCTTAACGCGCCTTTGCTTGACATCGTGCGCCATTCTGCAAGCGTTAAACAGGCTTTTGCCTGGGAGGCCGAACCCATCGACCGCGAGGAGTTCTTTCGCGTGTATAACGAGGCCTTGTTAGCGATTAACGAAATACGTGAAAAGCTATGAGAAGCGCGGCCCGATTTGTAAAATACGCCGCTTATGCGCTGGCTATTTACGCCCTCCTCGAATACTGTGAGGAACTTAACCAATGTTTAGCGAACTTTTAAAACCCTTTTACATGTACCCTTTGAACCCCGAAACCATGGCGCAAATTCAGAAATTTACCCAGCGCCTTAACAGCCAGCCCGACCCGCTGAGCATCGAACAAACCCCCGACCGAAAGGCCTCGACGGTTGTTATCAGTCACATCGAAATGACGCTCGACGAGCTTTTTTTCGGCCAATGGAAAACCGAAAACTTTAAATGGAGCCCCGTAGCGAATGAAATCCAAGGCGCTCTCGAGCTCGTTGTAATCCACCCCGTCACAGGCTACGAAATTCGACGAACGGGAGCCGCCTCGATTGTCATTATGGTGGATCGCGCCCCCGAAAACCTCGCAGGCCAGGAACGTAACCAATGGGCGCTTAACCCATCCAACAAAAAACCGAACGCCCTCGATATGGCATTCGGAAAACTAAAAAGCGAATGTTTAAAGAATGCAGCCCAAAGCCTCGGGCCCATCTTTGGCCGCGACCTTAATCGTAAAAATAAGGACGTTTATAAGCCGTTCAAGATACCCAGCGCGGGCGAATTACCCGAGGCCCTTATCGCACGCCTTGAGGTTGGAATCCTTAACGGTGACCCGCAAGCCGCTGAGGCTATCAAAGCCCTCGAGGCCCATTTAAGCCCCGAACAAAAAACCAATTTACAAACCCTCTTAATTCAAAAAGAAAATGGAAATTAACCCATACCTCGCCGAGTACATGGCGGGCGTTAACCAACAAACGGCCGCTTGGGATAAACTACGCCTCGGACGCTTTACAGGCTCAGGAATTAGCGCCCTAATGACGGGCCCGAAAACCAAGGCCGCAAAGGAGGCCAAAGAGCTCAGCGAAACCGCTAAAAAATACATTTACGAGAAAGTTATGGAGGAGGTCACAGGCCAAAGCGCTAACGAGGCCACGTCCCGCGCGATCGACTGGGGGAATGAATGGGAAGAACACGCGTTACTCGAGCTCAAAAAAGCCCTAGGAAGCCCTGATGAATCGACCGAACTCAAACCGTCGTTTAAACTGTTTAACGATTACTTTGGGTGCTCACCTGATGCGTTTATGATTCATCCCGAATTTGGAGCCGTTGGGGTTGAAATTAAGTGTCCATGGAACTCGGTTAATCACTATCTACATTCTCAGGTTGAAACGGCCGAGGACCTGAAAAAAGTTAACCCAGATTACTATTGGCAAATCATGGGTAATATGTTAACCTTTAATCTTCCCGCGTGGATATTCGCCAGCTACGACCCGCGCCAACCTGAAAACCGCCGCCTTCATTACGTCGTAATCGAGGCCGAAATCGACGCATTGAATGAGCTTTGCGAGCGTATGGAATCCGCCCACCGCTATAAAGAGTCAATTAAAACCGCTTGGATAAATGCTAAATAATTACCTATCCCGAGAGCTGGCTAAATTATTGGCCGAAAACATTGAGGCCCGCGATAATATGATTATTTGCGTTAAGCATATCCACGACCTCGAAATGACGGCCCTATCAATACCCCGTGAGGATTATTATGATTTGTTTTTTAACGAGCGCCTGAGTTCCGTAAAAACCATCGATCGCATATGGCGGAAAATTCAGGAAGATATCCCCGAGCTCAGGGGCTCCGAATGGGAAGCCCGCCAGGCTCAAAGCGGCCGTATTGAAATCGCCGACCTAAGTTATTTAAAAAATCAATTAAATCTATTCTAAAATGAAAAAAAACAACACTTTTGCCCGAATTCACAAAATTTACGACATCTTAAGCCGTGGCGGCTTTTTTTCTTCTCAGGAAATTGCCGAAATAACAGGCGAGCCAAAGGGAACGATTAGCCCGCTTTTAAGCGCGTTGGTTGCTACGAAAAATATTATTAACGATCGCGGCCACGGTTACAAATGCGAGTATTTTCATAAGGATTTAAAACAAATCGCTCAAGACATCGCAAAGCATGAAAAGAGCCGCCGCGAAATAATACAGGGAAAGAGAAGGGCGAAAATGAAAAAGCTACGAAACATCGTCGATAGCGTCGCCAATGAAAAACCCTATGAATTTACGCCAGCGCAATTAAGCATCGATATTGAGAAAAACTTTAAAGACCTGGCGGAAACGGTGAAAAATCAAAATTGGGATTTTCAGCGGGTGGATGCTTACCATATTGAGGAGGCGGTTAAGCTGTTGAAAAGTCACGGCTATAAAGTTTTGAAACCGACGACGGAATTTAAAGAGATTTAGTATTATTGCCTTGCGAACCTTAATGAAAAAATTTAAAAATCCCCTCGTTTCCGTAATGCCATAAGCCACTCGGCTAAGGGTTCGCCATTGCGTGAAATGGGGGGTATTTTTTTAAATGAGAACTTACTTTATTTTTTACCGCTCGTTTTACGAGGCTATCGCCGACCTTCCTGAGGCGAATCAATTGGAACTTTATCGCGCCATTTTCGAGCTCAGTTTGAACGAAAATGAACCCCAATTAACGGGAATATCTAAAACAGTTTTTACCCTTATTCGACCCCAAATCGTCGCTAATAATCAGCGATTTAAAAACGGTACAAAAGCAAAAGCGAAGCGAAACGGAAGCGAAACGGAAGCGAAACCAAAGCAAACCGAAAGCAAAACGGAAGCTAATAAGAATAAGAATAAGAATAATAATGAGAATAAGAAAGAGAATGAAAATAAGAATAAGAATTTTACCCCGCCAACCCTTGAGGAGGTAAAAAGTTGGTTTATTGAAAACGGTTCCACCGCTCAGGCTGGCGCCAAGGCTTGGCAGTATTACACCGATGGTGAATGGATTGACTCCAAAGGAACCCCCGTTAAGAATTGGCGCCAAAAAATGAGGGGAGGGCGCTGGCTTGAGGATAAACCAAACGCCCAAACCAAACCCGAGGAGGTTTACAGGTCGTTAGATCGCGAATTAGTGCCAGGCTCAGACATTCTTTACAAA